CGTTTCGTCGAACTGAACGAAGCCAGGTTGAACCGGCTGCTCGACGATCCCGACATGGAGGTCATCGCAACCGCAGTCACGGCTGGACAGTATCTCGGTCTCCCCGACGATTTCGGCGAGATGCGCTCGGTCAATGTCGGGACGTATCGCTTGAATCAGGCCACGGCGGCCGATTTCAGCGGGTTTCCGTCCATATCCGGCATTCCCTCAACATACGGCATCTTCGACGGCCAGCTGGCGTTCGCTCCTATCCCGGCAACGGGTTCGGGGGTGACGATGCTCTACACCCGCAAAATACCCGCCTTGACGGTTTCCACCCCCACCAACTGGCTGCTGACCAGAGCCCCGGATTTGTACCTCTACGGATGTCTCCTGCAGGCCCATGTCTACGGCTGGTTCGACGAGCGCATTCAACTGTTCAAATCCGCCTTTGACGAGGCCATCGCCGAACTAAGGACGGATGGCGAAAGGCGCAGACTGGGCGCTGCTCCTCTGGCGCCGAGACTGGGCCGTACATGATCCCCCTCGGCCAGTGGCTGCCGGATCAACCGACACTGAATGCCAAAAGCCTTCTCGTGGCTCTCAACTGTTACCCCGGAACCAACGGTTATCGGCCGGCGAAGCAATTTACCGCTGCAATTTCGGGGGGAATTGGACCATTCACCGGGGCTGCAACCTTCACTGGACCTGATGGCAAGACGGTGATTATCGGAGGCACGGATTCCAGCCTGTACCTGATCCATTCGATGGCGTGGGCGGTGTTGGGGACCGGCTACAGCGCTCCGTCTGGACGGTGGAGATTTGCCCAGTTCGGTGGACTGGCGGTTGCCACCAACGGCGTCGATCCGATGCAGAAGATCGATCTTGTAGCACATTCCGCCGCTGCGCTTGGTGGAAGCCCGCCGACCTTTCGCACCTTGGTCATCGTCAAGGATTTCCTCGTTGGGGCAGTGCTCAACGGACAAACCAACGTCCTGGGATGGAGCGGGATCAACAATGCCGAGTTCTGGACCTTTGGGCAGAACCAGTCCGATTACCAGATCATGGCGTCGGGCGGCGACATCAACGGGATGTTCGGCGGAGAATATGGGCTGATCCTGCAAAGGAACCGGATCAGCCGCATGGAATATGTCGGTGGGAATGACATCTTCGTCATCAATGAGATCAGCAGCAACCTTGGCTGTGTAACCCCGCACTCGGTACTCCAGCACGGACAGATCGGGGCATTCCTTTCAGACAACGGGTTCATGCTGTGGGACGGAGCGAGTTTAAAGCCTATCGGAACCGAAAGGATCGACCGCTTCTTCTTCAGCAATTACACCAAGGCGGACTGGGCCAACATGTCGGCCGCGGTCGATATTGCCAATCAGGTTCTGTGCTGGTCGATGGGCGACCGCATATTCTGCTATCACTGGGTGCTCGACCGCTGGACCTTGCTCGATCAGCCGGCGCAGATCATCTTTTCCGGCGTTACCAAGTCGGTCACGATAGACGAAACGGATGTCAACGTCGGAGTAGCTGACGACGACATCGACTCTCCCGGCCTCCTGTCGCTCGACGATCCCATCTTCAAGGGTGGCGATAGCGCTTTCTACGTCATCAACGATACCGGCATGTTGGGCAGGCTCACTGGTCTTCCAAGAGCCGCGCAATGGACACTCGGGGACCTTGAACTGGCGAAGGGCCGGGAAGCGCAGGTCAGCTGGGTAAGGCCGGATACGGACGCCAGCTCGGGCCTTACACTGTCGATTTCCTGCCGCTCGAAGCTAGGGGACGCAATCGTCTTCACCAACTACGGAACGCTGGCCTCGAATGGAGACATGCCGGTGCGTGAGAGAGGGCGCTATTTCCGAATGACCCTGTCGATCGATGCCGGAACGTCCTGGACTTATGCTTTGGGTCTGGATCCCGAAGTATCGCGGGGCGCAAGGCGATGAGTTCGCTGTTCCTGTTCATCGCCACCAAAACGACCGCCGATGCCGTCCTGCCGGTCCAGACCGCCAACCAGGCCGATTACAACCGGAGGATTTCAAATACCTTTCGCGCCCAGAGCGGGGGCCGTCTGGTAGTCGGGGATTTGAAACTAAGGCCGAATGGAAACGCGGTTCCCAACCACCTGCTTTGCGACGGATCAGCAATTTCCAGGACCCAGTTTCCCGAATTGTTCGCCTTCCTCGGAACCAGCGAAGGGGCCGGCGACGGAACAACGACGTTCAACTTGCCTAACTATCTCGGAACATCCCTGGCGGTTCCTGCAACAGCTCCAGTCCAGACGATTACCGATGCGGGTACGGTGTCCAGTGGAGAGCCCATTACCGAGCCGACCACGCCGGGCGAAACTGGCGGCACGGACGGCGGCAACATCACCACCGGAGGCAGGCCGAGCCGGGCAGAGCTCACGAGCACATTGTAAATGGATTGGGCGGCTTATTGCGAGTTCCGCCCCGCTTTCGCCGAGGTGATGGACGAGCGCTATCACACGCTGGAATGGCTCGACGAGCAGGTTCTGGGTGGGAAGGTCAAGTTCTGGCGCTCGCCCAATGCGGCGATGATTACCGAGATCCGGGATTATCCCACCGGGGCTCGTGACATTCATGCCCTCATCGCTGCGGGCGACCTGGAAGAGATCATCGAGGTCATCACGCCACAGGCTGAAGAATGGGCGAAGGCGCAAGGCTGCATCGCCGCACAAGTTGAATCACGAGCAGGGTGGGCACGAGCGCTCAAGCCGAGCGGATATTGCCTACACCAACAAATCGTCAGGAAGGAACTGGCCGATGGGGCTCAGTAAGTCAAAAACTGTCACGAAAAACGACCCTTGGGCGCCGGCACAGCCATATATCCTGAAGGGCCTCGATCAGTCGAGCAAGGTGTTCGACCAGCAGCAGCCCGATCTCAACAAATATGGCGGGATGCAGCGCGACACCTATGGCCGTGTTGCTCCGGGTGCCGAGCAAGGCATCTTAGGCGCACAGGGTCTGGTCAATCGAACGCTCAGTGGCGATTATCTGAACGGCAACCCCTACCTCGACAAGATGCTCGGGCAGACGCGTGAGGATACCACAAACGCCGTCAACGGGCAGTTCGAGAGTTCTGGACGCTACGGCTCGGGGATGCACGCTGCCATTCTCGCGAGGGAAATCGCCAAGGCCGAAGACGCGGCGCGCTATCAGAATTACGCCGCCGAGCGTCAGAACCAGATTGCCGCGGTCGGGCAGGCTTCCGGCCTCATGGGTGGTTCCCAGTCCCTCCTCAACAACGCTGCCGAGCTGCCGTGGATCGGAGTCGGCGCATTGAACGGAAACGTCAGGCAGGCTTCCAACGGCTACGGCACGACGACACAGACCGCGACTCCAAGCTGGGGATCGTTGCTGATGCAGGCTGCAGCTAACGGTGCCGCTGCTTATGCAGGAGGCCATTAAATGGCTATGATCGGCAGGAAGCCGTTCAACCCGAACGCCTATGTGCCGCCGGTCGATGTCGCGTCTCCTCCGATCCCGGCAGCGATGACCAATTCGTTCGCGCAGCTGCCCACAGCAAACGTGAAAGCGCCAGCTCAGCATAACTGGGTTGGCATTCTGGCCGACGCTTTATCGGGACTGGCGGGCAACGGTCCGATCTATGCCCCGATGGCAGCACGCCGGCAGGACGAACAGACGGCCTTCGAGCGGGGTGAGGAAACGTGGAAAAGCCACCATGCCCAGGAGTTGGCGGATGCTCTTACGTTGCAAGCCGACAAGCGCGCCCATCCTGACGATGAGTTCACTCGGCAGCTTGATGCGGCGGGCATAACGGATCCAGCACAGCGCGCCGAATATGCTCGCAAACGGCTTGAGCGCAGTAGTGACCCACTTGTGACTACCAGCTTGCCCGGGGATCGCATTTACAGCGGTCCGCAGTCTGGCTTGGCAGCTGCCTTGGGAGGCATCACAGCGCCTAGCGCGTCTCCGATGGGCGGTGATGTGCCTATAGTCTCGGATGCCGCCGGTTATGCCGCGCTTCCTCCTGGCGCTCAGTACAAGAGCCCAGATGGCCATATTCGCGTCAAAGGAGGTCCGACGCAAGGCGCGTCGGCCACCTTTCCCGGCTCTCGCTAAGGGCGTGGCAATGCAGGAAAGTCACGACCGTCCGGGAGCGGTAGGGCAACAGACGCAATATGGCCGGGCGGTGGGTTCAATGCAGTTGCTGCCTTCCACGGCGCAGGAAATGGCACGCAATCTCGGTTTGCCTTGGCAGCCGCAACTGATGACCGGAACGACCCCTGAAGCGGCCGATTACCAGCGCCGTCTCGGGGAGGCATATCTGCAAGAAGGCCTCAGAAAAACGGGCAACCCTCGAGATGCCCTCCGTTACTATCACGGTGGCCCCAATCGGGCGCTGTGGGGGCCGAAAACCAACGCTTACGCGTCATCGATCCTTGAGAGGCTGCGCTAATGCCTAATCCGTGGGACAATGATCCTATCGTGAGCCCAGCTGGCGCCGCTCCGAGAGGCGGTATCTTTGCGCTTCCGCCAGATCCGAGCAAGGTACGATCCGAACAGCGCGCCGAACGCGCCGATGCTCGCGCTGCCGCTGCCGATGCTCGAGCTCAAGCCGACTTCGACAGTAAGAACACGATGGTTCCGCCTCCCGGCGACACATCCAAAACCGGCGAAGAATATCTGGCGACGATCCCGACAAGCCTTGCCGGACAGGTAAAGGCTCTTTCGGAAGGCCGCCGCGCTTTCCCGACCGGCGCCGCTCTGCGGTCTCCTTCGGTGCAGGAGCTTATCGCCGCCGCTACACAATATGATCCGACGCTGGATGCCGCCAACGCAGCCACCCGCGTCGCCACACGCAAGAAGTTCACCAGCGGCACGACCCGCGATAACATCACCGCGATCAACACAGCGCTAGGGCATCTGGGAACGCTGTACAAAGATTCCCTGGCGCTGGAAAATCGTGGGCTTCCCGCCTGGAATGCCATCGCTAACGCCGTTGAGAGCGCGACTGGCGATCCCCGCGTGTCCAAGTTCAACATGACCAAGCACGCGGTTGTCGATGAGCTGGAGAAGGCGTTCCGAGGTTCAGGAGGTACACAAGCAGGCATCGAGGAATGGTCGAAGGCCATCAACTCCTCGCAAAGTCCGGATCAGCTTCATGGAGCGATCGGCAAGGCTGTCGAGCTCCTTTCCTCGCGTCTGGATGCGTTGGGAGATGCCTACACGCAGGGCATGGGTCGCAGTGCCGATCCGATGACTTTCCTGAACCCGCACGCCCAGAAGGTATTTACCGCCCTTGGGCCTGGCGGCGATGGCAATATCCCCGACACGCCCAAGGATTTCGGTGGAGCGCCACCCATCTTGGGCGGGGGTGCACCTCCTCCCGGTCCCAGCCTCACCCCGGCAACCGGAGGAACCAAGACCGAAATCATCCGCGGCGACGTTCACAACAAGCTCGCGGGAATGCTCGCCTCTGGTACGCCGTCAGCCAATATCCGAGCCTACGCCAAGGCCAACAATTTCCCGATGGGCCAGACGGAATCGCTGCTTGCATGGCGGGCGATGAACCCGAACTATAAGGGCGGATACGATGTTCACGGGGAGAAGATCGTCCCCACCACGGCTTTTAACCGTGCAGCAGCAAGCCCGTTGGCCGCTGGAGCCTTGGCCGCAGCAGACGCAGGAACTGCGGGACTGACCGACGAAGCCACTGGAGCGGTGAATGCACTTCGCACCGGCCAGCCTCTTTCTACCGCCATTCAGTCAGCTGATTTTGCCAAGCAGATGCAGATGAACGCCAACCCGAACGCGGCGCTTCTCGGAAGCGTTGCGGGCGGCGCTGGAGCGATGCTCACCGGTGGCGCGGCTCTGAAAGGACTGGGCCTCGGCAAAGCGGGATGGTTAGCTGCTAATCCAATCAAGGCCGCTGCGCTTGGAGATGCAGCCTATGGGGGTCTCTACGGAGCAGGTGAGAACAACGATAACCGCGCGCTCGGTGCTGGCGTAGGCATGGTCGCAGGACTTGGCGGAAGCCTCGCCGGCCAAGGCGCGGCCAAGGCGGTCGGTGCCGGTCTTCGCGGCGTCGTCAATCCCGCGGTCGATCGGTTGCGGGCTGCTGGCATTCCACTGACAGCGGGAGAAGTTCTCGGTGGCGGATGGAAGAAGGCGCAAGACGCCATGACTTCCGTGTTCGGTCCCGGCAACATGGTTGCTCGTCGCTACAACGAGGGGCGAGAAGCGCTAAACCAGGCCGCATTCAACGAAGCCGGGAACACGATTGGCGTACCGATCAACCAAGTCGGACAAGAGGGAATTGACGCCCTCAACGCGGCCAAGTCGCAGGCTTATTCGTCCGCGCTCGATCCGACGACTGTCAATCTGAACAATCCCGAGTTCATCGACGCGATGCAGGCCATTCGCTCCAAGGCCGTTGGGATCCCAAATGACGAGGGGGCGAGCGAGGCGGCGCAGAACGCGCTCACTTATCGCATCGGCAACGCCGTAGATCCGGCAACTGGTGATCTCTCCGGGCGTAACTTTCAGGAGGCTTATCGCGGGCTAGCTAGAACATCTCGAGAGCGTGCCCCCAAGGCATATGGGCACGAAGTCGGGCAGACGATGCGCGAAGCCCAGGATGCTCTGGCCAACACGCTGAAAGCGCAGGCCCCCGGTGCTTTTGAAGGGTTCCAGAAGGCGAATACCGCCAATCGCTACCTCAACGTCCTTTCTGACGCTCTGAACGCGGCCAAGAACCAAGTCTCAGACGAAGGACAGCAGCTGTTCACTCCTGCTCAGTTGGGAAGTGCTGCAACGTCCAGCGCCAAGAAATACGGCAGCAACATAGGGGCAGCATCTGGTGATCGTCCATTCAACCAACTCGCTCTGGACGCTCAGCAGGTCATGTCGTCGAAGCTTCCCGAAAGCGGCACGGCTCCGCGCTGGCTGATGACTAGCCTTGCCACCGGGGGATTGGGAGGCGCTGGCGGAGCCTTGGGCTATGGAGCAGGTGGAGGTGAAGGCGCTGTAGAGGGTGCGGCGGTTCCCTTGGGCGCGCTAAGCCTGCTCGGAACGCGGAGGGGGCAGCAGCTTCTGACTGCCGCCTTGCTCAAGCGCGTAGCTCCGTTCCGTGCCGCTGGAAACGCTTTGGTCAACAATCCGCAGGTTGGGGGAGATTTCCTCGCCGCTACCACGTTCCCGTTTCTTCAGTCTCGCTGAAGCCCGCCACTGTAAAAATCCCCGAGCCAGACCCATGCCAACCCCGGCAGCGGCAAGTCGGGCAATCATGAAGCCATCCATCGGCTGAAGTTACCACAACCAACCGAAATTAACAGGCTGCCTTTGGGCGGCCTTTTTCATGCGGAGTGCTCATGCCCTTTTCCAGCTACTTTACCAACCCCGCGCTCAACACCTACATCAGCGGCATTTACATCGGCGAAGATGCCGAGCGCGCCGATATGAACGACGCGCTGCGCCAGTTGATGGCGGACTGTGCCCTGGCGTGGGGCGTTTACGATATGGGGACGCTCGCCGCTGGAACGGGCAACCTTGGTCTCGTCACCACTCGCTCATTCAGCGGCAATTCCAGTGGGGACAGCCGCCTTTATGGCGAGAATGACCAGATTACCGCCACTGGGGCTTATGGCTTCGAGACGATCCGCGTCCGCTATGCCGGCGTAAATCACAACATCACTGCCGGAACGACCTTTCACATCACCAATGAGCACAAGTTCATCTGGCTGAGAAATGCCGGAAACGCCCAGTACGCGACCATCGATGAGGTCCATTCAGTCATCGACGGACCAGGCACCGTCACCACCCTTTTCAAGGGCTACAGCGTCGCCAGCATCGTCTTCGGCACCGTTGTCGTCCCCGAGTATCGGGGCTTCTCTTGCGGGCAGATCACGGATGGCACAAAGGTCACGGTCGGATCCTGCTTTCATGCCGAGCACCAACAGACGACGGCAGTCAGCGGGATGGCCGCAGGATTCCGGTCTCAGCTCCGCACTGTCACTGGCAACTTTTCGTTTGTTGCCGACACGAACGACGGCTCGCCGCCTGCGCCAGCATGTTTTGCCGGCAAGGTCAAAGTGGGCTCGGAATCGACTTACGCCGCAGTTGCTCCCCTGTGGGACATGCACGTCCTTAGCAACGCCGACGATTATGCCCTTTGTGTCCAGAACCGCTCGGGGGGCAATCCATATATCGGGCGGTTCGAGTTCAGGAACCTTGCTCCCCGAAACCGCACGAACAAGTTCGCAACATATGTGGACACCAGCGGCGAACTGGCCGCGATCTACTCCAACGGCGACATCGATTCCATCGGCAAGATCAGGGCCACTTCCGCCATTGGTGGCATCGGTTACGGGACTGGTGCCGGCAACGCGCAAACTCAGGCCACGAACAAAAACACCAGCGTAACGATCAACGCACCGTGCGGCCAGATCACCACGGCAAACTCAGCGATTGGGGCCAACGCGTCCGCCCTGTTCACGCTGAACAACAGTCAGATTGCGACCAATGATATCGTGCTCGTCGCTCTTCAGAGCGGCGCCGTCGCTTACCGCGTCGATGTCGATGGCATCACCGCCGGATCAGTTCGGATCAGGATCTGGAACCTGACTGGCGGATCGCTGTCCGATGTCCTCGTCATCAACTTCGCGCTCATCAAGGCTGTTGCATCGTGATCCCGATGAACCACTCCACGTCATCGGAGATCCATTCCGGGACCGGTGTTTCACCGACATCCAGCCATTGCTCGACTTCGCGCGGGTCAATCGAAGAAACGCGCACCGCGAGATCATTGGGCGAGAAGTTGATGCTCGCCAGCAATGCCTTGAGCTCATTTCCGGTCATGTTGCCGCAGTATGGCAAAGAGAATGTGCAAGAGCAACCGCCCCCTTTTGCCCAAGGGCGCGCGTAACTGTGCCCGCCCGTGATGTTGGAGATCGGGACACCGGATCAACTGATAGGCTGCTTGGCGAGCTCATCGCTGAAGTGCGCACCGTCAAGCATAACCAGCGGAACGACAGCCAGAAACTCGATGCTGTTGGCCACCTCGTCGAACAGGTCAGGGAGATGAAGCTCGAGCAGGAAAGGCATGGCGTCCGGATTACGCTGCTGGAAGCCGACAAGCTGCGCCGTGAGGGAGCCGTCAGCCTAGTTGAGTGGATTAGCCGTCATTGGCCAATCGCAATCATCATGGCTGCGTTCGCTGCTCTCATGGCGTGGATGAAGGGGGCTCATCCGTGAGCGACACGCCCATCTTCGACCTGTTCCGGCGCAAGAAACGCGAATGGAGCAAGAGGCCGAACGCTGCTCTTACGGCTGGTGAGGTAGCGGAGGTCAATGCGGCGCTCGCGGAAAGTCGGGGGCAGCCGTCTCCCTCATCCAGTCTGCTGAGCCGCAAGGGGCCGCTCGCTGCCGTCGTCGGGTCGCTTGCCGCCACCTCGCTTTTTGCAACTGTCCCCAAGGAAGAGGGCACAGAATACAAGGCGTACCGCGACATCGCTGGTATCTGGACGGTCTGTAATGGTGATACGAATGATGTTCACCCTAGCCTGATCGAGACGCCGGAGGGATGTCGCCAGCGGCTTGAGTCGCAGCTCGTCGCCCATGCCAAGCCGGTAATGGCTTGCACTCCAGCCTTGTCCGAACCGGGCCGAGATTACCAGCGGGCGGCTGCGGTGAGCCTCGCCTACAACATCGGAGTGGGCGCTTACTGCCGCTCATCCGCCGATCGAGACTTTGACAGTGGCCAATGGCGCGCGGGCTGCGATGCATTCCTCTCATGGTCGAAGGCGCGAGTGAATGGCCGGCTTCGCGTCGTTCAGGGGCTTCTCGCGCGCCGCCAGAGAGAACGCGCCATTTGTCTCAGAGGTGTAGCATGAAGTTCCTGCGCTGGCTCGGAAAAGTCTTTCGTGATCTCTTTTACGGTCCCGGTAACGACGCCGCCGACTTGGGCCGCATCATCGGTACGCTCGGCGTCCTCATGATGCTCGGAGGGCAGGCGTGGAACATGGCGCTGGGCTTGCCTCTGGAGCTCGGCCCCACGGGCCTGGGCGGTGGGCTAGCGGCCGTCATCGGCGCCTCCGCCGCACTTATCTACGCCAAGGATCGCGCCAAGGCCGAAAACACCGTCGCCAAGGCGGTTAGCGATTGTCCAACCGGAAAGGCCAGCAAATGAACGTGCTCATCTTTGCGATCATCGTCATCATTGTCCTCGCGCTGCTCGTCTGGGCGGTGGACATGCTTCCCCTTGGCTCGCCGTTCAACAACATCCTCAAAGTCCTCATCGTCCTGATTGGCGTGCTGCTGATCGCCCAGAAGGCGCTGTTGCTGTGAGAGACGAAGGAGACCTGAACATGCATCCCGAACCAGGAACCAACTGGGACCACAAAGGCGGCAATTACGGCGTCAGCATCCCCGACGATCTGGCCTACGATAGCATTCGCATCAAAGACGCAAACGACGCGCGCTGGCAGGCCGCCGTGGCCTATGTGCGCGATGACGATGCGGAAACGCTTTACGTTCGACCGCGAGACGACTTCCTCGCCAAGTTCTCGCCGAGGGTTGAGAAGTGAACCCGTTCGCTGGCTTCTCGACCATCAAGCTAATTGGGCTTGCCCTTGCTGCGGCGGCGATCTTGTCGTTCGTCCTGCTCGCCTTTCACTGGAAGAGCGTGATGACCGAGCGAGGCGAGAAGCTTGCGGTCATCTGCCAAGCAACCCGCACTGCGTCCGGTCAGCCGAAGCTCAAATGCTCCGAGGTTCCGCAGCAGATCCAGTTCATGGGCGAAGCGATCGGCACGCTGACCACGGCCATCCATAAGCAGAATGACGCAGTGACCGCAATGGGAGCGCGAACCGCCCAGCTGCAAAGCGAAAGCGCGAAAGCCTCACAAGCGGCCCAGAAACGCGCTCAAGGCGCTCAGGCTACCTCGACACGTCTGGAGGCCTCTTCGCGCTCTGTCGAGGCCCAGGCGAAGCCCTGTGAGCCCTCCAAGGCCCTGAAAGGAGCATGGCAATGAAACGCCTGCTTATCACTACGATATTTGTGTTAAGCGGATGCGCGACCAACGCTACACGAATGCAGACTGTCGAGATTAAAGTTCCGGTCGCAGTTCAGCCGATCAAGCCCGCTCAGGTTCCCGCTCTTCCGTCGCCGCTTGGCCCTCGCCCGAGCTCGCTCAGCGCCGCCGCTGACATGCTCCTCTCCGATCACTGCAAATGGGTGGCTTACGGCCTGCTCACCGATCCCTTGCTGCGCGTGTCATCCGGCCAGCCACCACGCATCATCCCCCGCTATCCGGAGTGCGAGAGATGAGCTGCGGCACAAACTGGGCAGTCGTTCCACGGACGATAACCGCCTGGGCCCAAGTCGCCAAACAGGTAACCACCTGGACCGTGCAGTCATGCGAGCCCGGCGCAGAACCCGGGCAACTCCTGTTCAACCAATCCGCGCAGAGCGGCCTTCTCGTGCTTTTAGAGGACATCTAACATGGCAACAATTAACGTCCTCGACGCAGCCGGCGCAACGGTTCCGATCGAAAAGCCGCTCGCTCCGGGACAGGCCGTCATGGCGGCATCACGGCCGGTCGTCATCGCCTCCGACCAATCGGCAATACCGGTCAGCGGCTCGCTCGGCATCAGTGGTTCAGTCGCTGTCACCGGCACGTTCTGGCAAGCCACGCAACCCGTTAGCGGCACGGTCACCGCCAATGCTGGAAGCGGTACGTTTGCAGTCTCAGGGCCGCTCACCGACGCGCAGCTGCGCGCGACGGCCGTACCGGTATCCGGCACTTTCTGGCAGGCAACACAGCCTGTCAGCGGGACCGTCACAGCGAACGCAGGTACGGGAACATTCGCGATCAGCGCTGCGTCTCTCCCGCTTCCCACAGGCGCCGCGCTTGACGCCACGCTAACCGGCGGCACCCAGCGCACCAAGCTGACCGATGGCACGAGCAACGCAGCCGTAAAGGCGGCTTCGACAGCTGCCGTTGCCGCGGATCCAGCCCTGGTCGTTGCCATCTCTCCGAACAACACCCTTGCCGCAACGCAGAGCGGCA